ACCGTCATCGGCACAGCCACGCCGATAAAATCTTTCAGATCCATGCTCAACAGCCGGTGGAAGCTGTGTCGATTTGTTCCAGCTTTCCAGATCGTGTAAGCGCTCATCTATCGGATGTCTTCCGAGACTTTTACAGAAATAAAGCCGTCATTTGGAAACGTCTCAATCCTGCCATTGGAATAAGTCACCCGGAACTCCGCCTCAAATGTCCCGGCGTTGGCGGTGTCGGCCGCCTCCCACTGATATTCGACCGTTGGCGTGCCCGTCGCGGTCACCACCACAGCCGCAGCGTCAACCAGTGTGGCGCCACCACGCGATCGCCTCTGCCGCATCTGAAACCGTACCGACGCACCGGTCAACACCACCGATGCCGGATCTAGTGCGTATCGGATGGCAGGCGAGGTATCGCCCGCCTTGATGTAAAAAGTGCTCATCGAATCCTCACCTGACGATTCGCCCACCACGGCGTGATATAGCTAGCTTGCCGCCATTGGCCGGATCACCAGGGAAAGCAAAGCGGCTGGCAAATTGGACCGGCCCGATTGCCGTTGCCGTGCCGGTGACCAGAAAGACACCATTCGCCAAGCCGACAATGCGGACTGCGGCTGTTGCCGACCCACCAAGGGGCAAGTCTCCCGCCGCCGCCCCGAATATGATTGCCGTAGCTACCGTGCCGGTCGCGTCACCAGTGAGCGGCAATGTGCCGCTGGCGAGTGCGCTGATCAGGGCCGCTGCGGAGCCAGTCCCGCCAAGTGGCAAGATGCCAGCGGCAACGCCGGACACGGGGACAGAAGCGGTCGCCTCACCAGCGAGCGGCAGCGTTCCGCTGGCGGCGCCATCGACGTTGACCTTGCCCGTAGCGGTACCAGCGAGCGGCAGTGTCCCCGCTGCCGTGGCAGTGATCGGAACGGCGCCGACGACGCCCGTAGCGGTGCCAGACAGGGGCAGCGTGCCACTACCCACCGCAGATACGCTGACGGTACCAGTGGCGCCCCCCTCAAGGGGCAAGATGCCAGCGGCAGAGCCGGATACAGCTACCGCACCCGTTGCCGACCCACCGAGGGGCAGCGTGCCGGATGCGGTAGCGTTAGCAGGGGCGTTGCCAATGACGCCCGCTGCGTCACCCATTAGCTCCAGCGTGCCACTGGCAACCCCGACAATCGGAACGGTTGCCGTAGCAGATCCCGTGAGTGGAAGCGTGCCGCTAGCAGTGCCGGAATTGGCAACGGTGCCAGTTGCAGACCCGGTAAAACTAATCGTGCCAGAAGCTGTGGCGACAATCCCGCCGCCATCGAGTACTCCCGTCCCGATAGATGGAACGCGGATGCGTAGCATATCAGTCTCCTATTAGTGGCGGACGATTGCGAAAGGGATGAGATGCAGCCAGCAAGTTCCTAAACCCCCCTAGCCACGCATACAATCCTTGCAGCAGGTCAACCTCCTTACTTGTCCACACACCATTGAAATGTATAAACGCGGCAAGGTTGCCGTTGAACCAATCCCCCGCACTCGGGCTTGCAAACCGCGAGCCGATCCGATATGGCGCAACGCTTGATGTTGTACTTGTGCTTATTGTTCCGTTAACTCGATTCCCGTTTACTGATATAAACGAATTAGCTCCATTATAGACAATTGCGACGGCCTGCCATCCAAAAATGGAGGTAACTGGAGAAACGAGCGAACCGCCGCTGCCATCACGCGAAGCCGTCAATCGTCCGGTCGTGTTTGTTATCTCTATCTGCCGTCTTGATAAAGCATTGTCCGCGCCCGTATCTAAGATGTTTTCGCCATTGACGCTCGGGTTTGCGCTCCTCAGCACCAGGAATAGGCTTTGGTTTGCGCCAGAAAAAAACACATCGCCGCTGTCCAGATTGTTCTGGCCCGTGCGCGAAAATTTGAGCGACGGCAGACCCGATGCAACACTAGGCGCATATGTCGGCCTGCGGGCATCCGTAGCCTGGACGAAACTGCCCGTCCGGCTAAACGCATCCTGGATGGACGACGCCTTGTCGCCGCTTTCCAGGGTCATACACTGTGGCAATGCAGCGTCAAAAACGAACGTAGTGCGGGCAGTGCCCAGTAGAGCAGGAGACCACAGTCGCCCCTGCAGCCGCGCCTCGTCCAGCGGTGACGTACCGCGTGACACTAGCTGACATCCTCGTTATATGGACGGACAAAAAGCTCATTCCCGCTGGCCGCAGTTGAAACACCCGCGTTGTTAACCACCTGCAAAATGCCTGAGAATGGATAGAGCCGCACCATTGGGAACGTCACAACCTTGGCCCCTGCGGTTGTTGTTAGCGCCGCCCTGTAGGTGTCAAAAGACCCGCCATTCAAGTCTGGCGTATCAGTTCCGTCCCCGCTGTAAACCCTCAGCGTAATTTCACCGCCTGTTGTCGGAGTAAGCGATCCCAGTTTGATTGTGACAGCGGCGTAAAGATCACGCGCCGTGCTGTTGTCATAGGTGATCGCCGTTCCGGCAGAGCCGTTTGCCAGCGAGTTGAATGTTGTACCGGCAAGGTTAGACGACCTTGTGCCTGGTGTTGCCCATTTTGCGACGGCCATCAGATGTTCCCCCTGGCAATGCCAACGTCGCGGGTTGTAACCTCACCCACTCCCTCCATATCAGCCCATGACTGATGTACGTCTGCAAGGCCCATCAGCGCATTGCGGGTGTCATTCGTTAGAATCCCGGCAACAACTAATCCATTAAGCAGCTCTGTCGTTGCGCTGTATATCATCGGTGCGCTGACAGGGATCGTCGCTGTTTGTGTGATTGTATCGCGCAGGACAATGCACGCAGCACGTAGCTGTTGGGGGACTGTGCTGTTTTCGGCAGCAAGAATTACTGCCCCCCATTCACCTGTGGCCAGCAGGATCTTCCTGGCTTCTTCAGTAGCCACATCGCTTCGTTTTGTTGGCAGGTTGCTGTCTGGCGCATTAAGCGCGGCGGCAACTTCAGACTCTGCGGCCCCGGCAAACTGCGTCACCTTTGCCGCGATTTTTTGTGCTCGCGTTGTCATTTTCAGGCACCGCCAGCGGTCAGGTTGAATGATGTAATCGTCACTTGTTGGTTTATGGCAATCGAGGTGTTATCGATTGCCATATCGCTGCCGACCTGCACGTATGCCCACACGGCTGTCCCATCGGTGACGGAGCTGCCAGTGCCGGTCGGCCCGCCAGACGAAGCTGTCGTACCTGCCGTGGTGCAGCGGTAAAGATTTCCGCTGTTTGTGCGGTGCTCTCCAATGATGACTGATACCGAAGCAACCCAGGCCATGGACACAAGCCCTTGGATGTGACAAGTAGCGCCTTGGTCAACGCTAAAATGGACTGCCTTGCCCTCGGCATCCGCCGCCAAATCCTGCCACGTACCAGATAGCGCTTTGGTGCCACCAGATGCCGCCGCCATCCAATCAGACGGGAGTATCTGTGTTACTAGCACCGTACCAGCCCTTGCCGCTGCGCAGTTGGCCGGGACGGATCCCGTGCGAATCGTCAGCGTCGGGGCCGTACCTGCTGTCGTTTCCATTGCGTCCAGCGCAGCGTTACGCACTGGTACCGAAAACTGAAAAGCCATGAAAGTCTCCTGTGTTCAGCGGCAAGGTCGCTGCCTTAGCTTTCCACCCACGCCTCATCTGCCACCGTGGCCGGATCATCGGCAGCAAACCGCCCACCCGTCACCCGTGCTCGCTTTCGCTTGGCGGAGCCGGTCAGCCCCGACTGGGATGCCGTCAATGGTTCGGCAGCGAGTTCCTGGGCTTGGGGCTCGGCTGCTGGTTGTTGTGGCTTTACGTTGTGGCCGTAGCCAATGGGGAAATTCATGGGGATAGATAGCAGAAAGGGCCCCGCAGGGCCCTAGGGGTCATCAACCGCTTAGCGGGTTACTCAGTTGGAACCAGGGCCACCGTGTTGGTGCCAACCGGCACAGCGGCGCCGTTGGTAACAGTTCCGGTCGCCGATGCTGAGGTGATGTTGGACTGGGTGGAGGTGTAGCTGAACGTGGTGGAGGTCACCTCTGTGATGGTGAAGGTGCCGTTCACCAGCGGGTTAGAGCAACCCACAGTGACAACCTCACCCACCAGCATGGTGTGAGCAGCCGCCAGGGTGATGGTCGCCTTGTTGCTGGCGAGCGCCACGTTGCTGATGGCCAGGTTGCCGGTGCCAGGGCGCACCCGGACCGCAGTCACCCGAACGTCACCAGTCAGCGAACCAGCGACCCGAACGGCATCACGGATCTGTTTGCCGCCGACAACGACTTCGTTGGGGTTGGATTGCCCAGTACCAATCGCAATCACGCCGATGTTGGCGTAGGCAGAGGCAGCGCTCAGGGCTGCGCCTTCGGCAACGTGAGCAGCCTGCAGGATGTAGCCGCCAGCGGAGTTGCTGGATTGGCCGAAGGCCACCAGCTTCCAGGTGTTCTGGGCTGCCAGGTTGGTGGTGAGCAACCGAGCGGCCCCGGTGCGGGTTTCGGCGGGACGGCCACGGGCACCGGCCTTGACTTCGCCGACCAATACGGTCATTGCATCCAGTAGATAGCCCCTTCGGGGGGCAAGTCCAGTTGCGCGTGCCATAACTCAGGAAATCAGAAAATGGATGGATGAATAGGGCAATGATCAGGCGGTCACCGCTGCATTGGTGATCCCGTAGGCGCGGGCAGCCGATCTGCCGTTCATGATCGCCAGGCCGATGGACCAGTCGATTCGCGTGCGGTCAACAGGAGCATCGGAGACTTCCCCGAACTCCTTGATGTCGATCCCGTAGCCACCGGCAGAATCAGGGCCCTGGATGCCGGTAACTTCCATGTCGCCATAGGACACGCAGTAGATACTGGTGCTGTTGGAAGTTTCGGTGAATCCCTGGATCTGTACGTTCTGGGCGTTGGTGTCAGTAACAACAATGCGGGCATCGTTGTAATAGGTGACCCGACGACCAAAGGCATCCTGCTCATAAGTCATGAACCCACCGATAGCGGAATTACGACTGGCAGCAGTAAGGCGCCGCCGCATCGTTTTGTTCATGTGCAGGATCTTGTTGTCCCCATCAACCGCATCAATCAGCTCATCAAGGCCAGTGAGCGGAAGGGCGCCGTTGATGTTGATAGCCTGGGAGCAGTCGGTCGGAAGCCGCTTCTTCAGGCCATCAAACGAGCGAGGATCAACCGCGGTATCGCCGTTGATCATGTAATCCTCAAATGTAAGGCGCATCGAGCGCACTTTCATTGTGATCTGATTAGCCCTTTCTTGCCGGCCCTTGTTCTTGATAATTTGAATATCCACGTCGATGTCTCCACCGAAGTAGGACAACCGTTCGTACTGCGGATTGATGACGCCATAGCTGGGGTCATAGGTTTCGTTTAGAGCACGAAAACCAACACCAGGCAGTTCATCTTCGGTGCCGTAGTCCAGGCCACCCAACACATTAGTGAAGGGCACCAAACTGATCATTTCGCTTTCAGCAAGACCGCGAACAATGGCCACCCGCTTCTGATTTTCATCAGTTTTGGCGGCCTCCAGAATAGTGAGTCCCATCGGGAAAATTCAGGTGAAGGTCAGGGGGGGTGGCATCACGCCGAAAGGTTCACCGCAGGGCATCACGCCGAGCTGTTTGATGTGGGACCGACTTAGGCATCACGCCATCAGTCGATCCCTGTTACCGGATATTTCCCGGCTTTCTAAGCCGTTAGCTGAAGGCTGTAGAAATCGCCTGGCCAGACGTCACGGTGAGTAGATCCACGCCGGACGCCATGCGGCCATCGCGCCCGGTGCGTGCCCCGCCACCGCTGCCCATGGCGGGCTCAAAGTGACGGCCGTAAACGGGATCGGGTCGCAGGCGTTCAAACCATTTGACCGGATCAAACCGTCTGCCGGTTTCAGTGTCAATTTCGGGGTTTCCCTTGTTGTCCACTATCACCAGTACACCGTCTTCGGTGCGACAATTCGGCCCGAAGCGATCCCAGATCGAGTCAAAACCGGTACTGCCGTCAATTTCCGAGACTTCAAACGAGCCCTTGGCTTTCGCAAAGGCTTTCTCGGCTTGCTGTTTTACCAACTGCCTTTCACCGGCCTCGCGTACCGTCTGCAACTCAGTGGTGACACCCTCCAGTTGCTTGGAGTACTTCGCCTCAATCTGCTCCTGCGCAAGCCGGGACTGCTGCTCGATCAGCTCCCGTCGCGCCTGCTCCTCCTTGGCCTTGGCTTCAGCCGCCCGCACCGCCTCAGGGTTGGTGGTGGACAGCTCCCGTAGCTGGGCTTCCAGGGCACCCATACGGCGCTCTTTTTCGCGGTTGGCCTCGCGCTCACGCTGCAGGGCATGTTTGACGCGGGAGAGGTCATCCCCCTCCCCATCCCCTTCGCCACCGCCAGGGGCGGGATCGGCAGTCCCTGCGGCGCCACCAGCACCACCCGCACCACCACCACCACCACCTTCGCTGCCACCTTCAGGGCTCTGGAGGGTGAACTGATCAATCCATCGTTTCTTCATGTGATCGGGGCATCACGCCCGCGAGCAACTACGTCTGCAGCTTTCCGGCTTAGCGGCGACGCGATGGCTTAGGCCGCTGGCGGCGCTGCTGCTCCCGTTCGGCGGCGGCCATGCGGTTGGCAAGCTGCCGGGTCTGGACGGTTTCGACCAGGGTTTCGAGAGAGTCGGGTTGGGGGTGGTTAGTCATCGGGGAAACTTAGTCCAGTTCCTCTATCTTTGGAGTAAAAAAACGAATAAGGCTGAGGATTCTCCGTAAATTTATTTGTTTGAAAGCGAAAATTTACAAACATAAATATTGTCTCATTTTGTGAGTTAATAACCTTTGCTTTGTTTGCCTCCATAACACTTGTCGCTCCGGCTTGTGACCTTTCAAGGTCTTCAACAAAACCATAGTACAAATAACCTCTTGTGCCTCCGTAGCTAACGGTTCCCGAAAAGGTTGTACTATCGCCTGGCTGAGGTTCGTTACTGTCAATAAAATAAATGGTCCATTTTGTTATGGGTCTTAAATAAAAAGAGTTTTCTATTAGCTTGTTGGTTGCTCCACTTGCGTAGGTAGTCAAATCTGCCAAATTGGGCACTAAAGAAGCAAATTCTTTAACTTGGTCCTGATCGCTTGCGGAGTTAGACCATATAAACAAAAAACCTTCAGCATGATTTATAGGATACAATTCATTCTCAGAAATGTCTGCACCGAAAGGTGCCTCCAAGTCTCGCGATTGCGTAGGTAGCTGAAATTCAAGCAATTTTAACCTTGTCGGTGTGTAATTACTTGGGTAACCATTTGCTTCTCCAGGTTGATATTTGTTTATATAAAACGAGTAGTCAATAGCCGCACTTTGTTTAGAGCCTGTTTGTCCTGGATTAATATTTTGCTTTGTTAGTTCATCAATCAGCCAAAAGTCAGTATAAGGTGCGGACCGTAAACTATTCACAAAAGCAATATAGGGAGTTTTCCCCCCACCAATAAAACTCGGCTCCTCCCACCGCTGCTTCGCCAATATCCCATTATCCACCTGCATCACCCGCCGCAATTCCTTGCCCTTTTCCGGCTGCCGCTTCTGTTTCTCCGCCCGGTTCTTCAGAATCCGCGCCCGCACCAGATCCAGGATCTCCCACGGCACCGGATTGATATCAACGATCAGGCTCATCCTTGCGCCAGTAGCAAGGAATAGCTCTTGCTCTGGCCTGACTGCAGCGTATCTGGTGTCGGCAGCAGGATCACCCGATCAGGGTAGGTGCGGTTGTCAACCTGCAACACGATGGCGTCATAGGTGAACCCAGCTCCGGTAGCGGTCAGTGCCATGGTCAACACTGGCAGCTCATATCGTGCGTTGCCGCTGTTCCATGCGCCAGTTCCGATGGTGCCTG